CTGTTGTACTGTGGGAAATCACGCCCGATTGCTTGCGTTCTTTAGATAGACTTGAGGGCTACCCGCATTTTTACAACAGGCGCAAACTAAACGGCGCATGGATTATCTATGAAATGGTTGATCAATCGCGCACCAGTTTACCTAGTGAGCATTATTATCGTATGATTGAGGAAGGTTACAAAGATTTTGGCCTTGACGATTGGCATTTACGCCACGCTAAAGCAGACGCAAAGGAGCAAGCCGCATGATGTACCACCTACAGCAAACCGACACTAGCGGGAAAGTTCATTTAATACCCGCTATTAAAGTTTCTATGACTGCTATGGAAATTTCATGGCTGATTGAGGGCTTAGATGCCCTCGTTTTGCCTAGTAGATCAAAACGCGTTAAACGTAGTTTGAAACGCGCACTTACTGAAATTGAAAAGGAAAATACAAAATGACTAAAGCAAATAAAAATAATAAACCTTGGACTGCCGCAGATGATGCGGAGTTAGTGTTGATGCGTGAGGCTAAGACACCAACGAAAGAAATTGCGAGAGCATTAAACCGAACGCCTTCGGCGGTTATGAATAGAATTCGAAACAAGCAGATTCCTTACGGCAAAGAGCTGACATTTCGCGAAGTTGTAGATACAGCGTTTGCCAAGGGTGAAATTGAATTCGGTGAGCCAGACGAAAAGGGAAGCTTTGAACAACTAACAGATTTGCTAGGCCAGATGGAAGAAGATATTAAACCTAGCAAATGGTTTCCAAAGTTGCGAAAGTTCTTAAAGAAATTATTCGGGTTAAAATAACAAAAAATCAGGCGGACCTCCCGCCTTTTTTTATATACATAAGCCGAACAAATCATCGGGTTATAAAACCTACTGCTGTGTTATGCGCGCCAGTTGTTACAGGCAATGTGATGATTGGAACACCTTGCCCCAATTGATGTGTTATTGACACCCGTAGTTTTTACTACTATCCTAAAATTATTGTAATCAATTTACCCTTACCTGTATTGATTACACTGCTCTTACTGACCCCGACTGGCTAGGTTTCGCACTGCAAAGTCGGGGTTTTTTTATCCCGAACATAAATTTTCTTATATATGCCCTTGACCCCGAACATAAGAAATGTTATGTATTAGGTCTAGCAAAGAAAGGTAATAAGATGACACAATCATTTCAATGGCTTATCACTTCATCAGGTCACTTCATGCACGGCACGGAAAAGAAGTTTTACAACAACTTAGCCCATGCTGAGGAGTTGCCCGAAAACTTTAAAGATGCTTGCCACATGGCGTATGATCATTGCAAGGACTGCACGTCTATTCGTGTTTTACGCCTTGATCGCGATACAGGCACTTTTGAAGATCAAACAGCTAAAGCTGTATATTTTATCGCGCAAAGCGTTTTAGACCTTCATGACGAGGAGAACGGCGTTCCCGAATGGGCGCAGGAGCAATTCGATGCCTTGGAACCAGTATTAGAGGGAGATTACTAATGAAAAAATTAAATCCATATGACTTATCTAAGGGTGAAATAATTTATGTGCTAATTCCACACCAGTATATTGATGGAACAATGTTTATAGATGGTCAAAAAACCAAACTTAAAACGTCTATATCTTCACATTGGGTAAAAGGTACATTCAAGGGCATGCCAAAAGCTACATCTGGCTTCTATTTTGAAACGTGCAAGCCTGTCGATGGGGGTTTATTTTTAATAAATATACATTCTGATATTAAATATCCAGCAACCGCTAGAGACATGATAACACAAGCTGATCAAGTTGAAAACTTTCTGTTTGGTGAGGTGAAGTCATGAAAAAAGATAAAGACATAGAGATTGAGCGTATGCTTAATGAAGTTTTTGCAAAAGTATTTGGGAAGGACTGGTAATGGCAAAATGGAATTTAAAAGGGGAGCGCATGGACATTAAAGATGTCCTTGTGCGTCTTAACGATATTATTCACGCGAAAGACCCGAAGGCTGAGGCTGTAAGGTTTAAGCGTGATCTTGTTGTTAAGTTGGAAGAGGACAAGTAATATGGAAAGACCAACTTTCAGATACATTCTTGACCGCTTAAATGGTATTAAAACGCAATCTGACCTAGAGGCATTGAAGTCCGATGTTGAGGGTTACTTGCCTTTAGATAAGTTTGAAGAGGATTTTGATGTCAACGCCGCAGTAGATAATTTGAAGCGTGACTATGTTAATAGGGCTTTAAATAAAGTTCCGACATTGCACGAAGCCGCAGACTTGCTCGGCTTAAAGAGCTATCAGGTTTTAGTAAATTGGATCAAACGACTGGATATTAAACATGACTAACAGAGCAGATATATTGGACATGGCTAAACAGTATGTGACCAAAGACAGAGCGTCTGATCATGGCGACATGCAAGATAACTTCAAGATGATTGCAGATTTTTGGTCAACATATTTAGGTATTGTGATTAACCCGCATGAAGTTGGAGTTATGATGAACCTACTAAAAGTTGCACGCATCAAATCAAATCCCGAACACCCCGACAATTGGGTAGATGGCGCAGGCTATATGGCTTGTGGCGGCGAGATCGCGGGAAAGAGAAAGCGGACTACAATCCCGAAAATTGATGCCAACGGCAAGTTCGAAAAACATGGGGAAGAGTTATGACCTTTTACACAATGCTTGTGCTGACATATGTAATAGAAGGCACGGAAGTTCAAAAGAAAACTTTATATAGAAACGCATATGAGTGTGGAAATGCACTGCCAGAAGCGTACAAACCATATGAGGATATGGATAGTATGGGTCAATGTATTGAGACAGACAGGGTATCGTCTAGCACTTTTATGCCAAAACTAAGACCTAGTAATTTAGGAAAATAGTCGCGCAAGGCGGTGATGAATTCGTGTAAATGTTAGCGCATTTGGTAGCGAATTTATCTAAGTTCTGATCTGATATTAACTTTGCCCGTTTAAATCTGATTAAATTTAACCGCCTTGCCGTGCTTTTATAAACAACACAAATTCACAGTCAATCAATTATTGATCGAAAACTAAATAAATGGTATAACCCGAACAAGTTCACTCGGAGATTATACATGGTAGCCTCACCTTACGCAAAATCAATTAGGTCAATGCCGTTTAGACAGCCTAGTTTTTCGTCTGGAATTATGCAACCTAGACCTAATTCTATATTTAATGATCCAAGAGGCCCACAACAGACTTTTAAAGATTATACTAGCGTTTTAGAACCAATAAAAGGTATGTATTCAGATCGACTAGATGAAATTGCTTCTGCTCCTAATATGGATAATTATGGATCAAGATATGATCCTGAAACAATATTCACAGATGATGTGGGTCGCAGGATGGCTAAATTTAGAAAAGATAATGGCGAGTATGCTACGAATCTTATGAATGTTGATGAAGAAGACGATAAGCAAAAACGATTGTATCAATCAGCACTTGATAGGTTTAACACTAATCAAGAATCATTAGGTGAAAATTTTACTTATGGTCAGCTAGATACATATAATAAAAATAAAAATCTTCAAGGAATGAAGGATAAGTATTCAAACATAGACCAAGGATTTTTTGACTCTCCTGAATTTGAACATTTTAGAAGAGCAGGTGGTGGCGCAGGTACAAGGGATATACGTTTTAGTCCCTATTTTGGAAAGCAAGGATCAGGAAGTGTTGGTGGCGAGCAAGATAAGATATATGAATCTTACTTAAATCGCGTAGGAAATACAGGTTATCTTGAAGGTGGGCAAAATTTTGTTGCAAATGAAAGTTATCAACCTATTGCTAAGTTTAGTGGAAATTTAAGTTCTTCTCGTCCTTTTGGAAACCCTTCTTTTGCAGATGCTTCTGGCGGTCAAGGAATTATGGGTAGACCGATTCAAGGAATTATGGGTAGACCAATGAGGCCACCACACAGTGGTTCGCATCTTCCGAACAATCCAATGAACCCTAATTATACTGGACCCAAGTTTGATCAATCTGCTTTTGATGAGTTTATGGGCGGATTAACTCAAGCTCAAAAAAATCTAGTAGGAAGTTATGGTGCAAATCAAACGTACCAAGCGACTCAGCAGTATCGTAACCCGAACATGGGTATGGGTATTGGTGGTCAAAGACCTACAGGCATGGGAATGTTTGGTGGATTTCCTCAAAGACCTCCGCAAAGACCTCAAGGTATTATGGGTGGATTCGGAATGTTCAGGCCCCAGCAGCCAATGAATTATTCGGGTTATGGCGGAATGCAGCGGCCCATGAATTATTCAGGATATGGAGGTATGCAGCGCCCGCAGCCAATGATGAATTATTCGGGTTATGGTATGCAGCGCCCGCAGCAGAATTATGGAATGCAGCAGCCAATGAATTATTCGGGTTACGGACAGCAGCCAATGCAATCACCTTACCAGCAATACGGAATGCAAGGTGGCGGATACCAGCAAAGTCCTTATCAACAGCCTTATCCCCAGCCGCAACAATACGGCGGGTACGGAATGAGTCAAGGATATGGTGGTCAGAGTAGTTTTGCCCCGATGTCAAACCCGTACCAGCCGCAGCAGTATGGTAACTCGAACAATTTCTCAGGTTATGGAATGCAGCAAGGCCCGTTTGGCGCAGCGCGTTAATTTTCTCTAGGCAGCTCGTATTTATCTTTAATCTTTACGATTGCTTTCTCAGAAGTATGTATAACTGCTGATATTTCTTTAATCCCGAAGCCCCGAAGCAACAACATATTGATTGTAGTTGCTTGCTTTGTAAGGGCTTTCGGCTCTTTTTCACTGCTTTCATCTTTAACGATGTGAAACGATGCTCTTCTTTTTTTATAGTTAGGCGATATTGAATCAAGCTTTGGGTTAGCTTTGCGATCTTTCTTCATTTGAATTTCCCAAAACTGCTTATATACATCTTGATACTTATCAATAACTTTTTGTGGAATTTTATCCATTAGTCCCACCTAGCATCGCCTTTAAGAACAACGGCATCGCCTACAATTCCCGTTCCATAAGTCTCAGATGCTTCTTTATTATAATCTAGTCCTTTCAATAACCCTTCTTCATTGACGAGAATTTGAATATCTCCATGAACAGGTGAACGAACCATCTCAACATACCCATCTACAAGAGACTGCGCCTCTTCCAATGTGGGTTTCTTATCTTCAAAAATGTGAATCATTTTATTTCTCCTTAAAGATGGGATTATTGCCATAATTTCCCACGATTGTCAAATGTTATCTCGACCCGTTTGACGCTCATACTCACCTCTAGCGAGTGATCC